CTCTATGCCAAACAAAAGATGGAAAGATAATCACGCTACCTTTCTTTCTAATTTCTTCACATATTCTTGGCTGTGAGCCTTCGTCTGTGTTTCTAAAATCAAACTCTAAATCTCCGCCTTCATATTCATCAGGATCGGTTAAAGATACAGTCATGCTAAGTTTTCTTAACTTGCCATGTACATTTTGATTTTCAGGATTGTTATAAGGTTCTTCGTAAGAGTCGCAATGCCAATCGTAAAACTGACCTTTCTTGTATTCGGTAAATTGACAAGCCTCTGACCAATCCCATTCAAAATTCCACTCAGCGTTAGCATTTGCTTGATGGATGTAAGGTTGTATTTCTTTGTATATCCATCTATCTGACATCCATACAACATCAGACTTGCGTTTCTTTTGAATATTTTTAAGTTCTAGCTTGGTTAAGTTGTCTTTATCAGAGTTGCCTGTAAGAGCCATTTGTTTATCTTGCTCTTGACCATAACGAACTATGTCATCACATATTCTTTCAGGTATGACTGATTGAAAGTACCAGTAATAGTATTTTAGATTCATCTTCTCTCTCTTAAGAGATCAGTATAGTTTAGATGTGGTTTAAAAGAAAGGTTGGTTAGTTTGACCAATCTCCAGCTTGTACTTGTCTAAATACTGCTCTCATATCCCAAACGCTTGATGCACTATCAAATGCTCCTACTGGGTCGACAATGGCAACAAAGCCTGAACCACCTGCTGCACCGCCTAGTGTAGGATTAGCTCCTGGTCCACCAACAAAGTTGCATCCTCCGCCACCACCGCCACCACGATTGACTGTTCCTGCTGTTGCTGGTGCTTCATTCGTGCCAGCTCCTGCTCCTGTTCCACCTGTGCCTCCGCCTCCACCTGGTGCACCAGCTATGTTTTGACCTCCAGGTCCACCGCCACCCCCATCTGCATAATAAAGATTTGAACCAGTAACATTACTAATAACGCCAACACCACCATTACCACCTGTTCCTTGTGTTGTTGGGTTTGCTCCAGATGAATTTAGTCCTGTGCCACCTGCACCACCGCCCCCGCCTCCTGCATTACCACCTTCATCTTTACCTTGTGATCCGAAGCCTTGATTTGCTGTTCCTGCTACATCAGATGTGGTTGGGTCATTTCCACCATGTCCACCTGCTGAACCACCTGGTCCGCCACTATTTCCTCCAACTGGTGCGGGAGAAAATCTTTGTCCACCTGCTCCGCCTCCTACAGAAGAAATTGGTCCAAAATTTGAAGCATTACCTGGTGAGGGTGCAGGATAACCTGCTGGTACAGAACCACCTGCTCCGACTACTACTGGAATGTCTGAACCTGCGGTTATAGTTAAAGCAGGTTCTGCTGAAGCTCCACCACCTGATGCTTGTCCTGCAATAGATGATCGTAACCCACCTGCTCCTCCACCGCCGCCAATAATACCCCCACCACCACCACCTGCAACTACTAAATAAGTAACTGAGGTTGTTCTTGATGGTGCTGTATATGTTGTGCTTGATGTAAAGGTTGTTACTTTTTCTCCAAAAGTTACTGCTTGTACTGCTCCGATTAATCTAGGCATTTGTCCATGTCCCTGCTTTCACATTGTCATAAAGTGCGTTCATATCCCATATTCCTGAGGCTATTGTAGGTCCTGCGGCTTCTTTGATTATAACTACACCTGAACCACCAGCTGTACCAGGAGTACTAGCACCTGCACCGCCTCCGCCTCCGCCAGTGTTTGCAGTTCCTGCTGAACCACCATTACCTGCTCCGCCACCACCTGAGCCACCATCTCCAGCAGCAGCACTAATATCGCCACCACCGCCACCTCCGCCACCTCTAGTGACAGATGAACCTGTGATTGATGAGGCTGTACCTGCTCCACCATGACCACCTTCTTTGTAGTTAGTTCCATCTAATGCCCTATTATTGCCACCGACAGCACCAGCTCCTCCGCCACCGCCACCGCCACCAAGGGCGTTAGCTCCACCGCCACCACGATTTCCGCCAGTATTGCCTTGTGGTGGACTTACAGGGGGTGTGTTTCCAGCAGCACCACCTGCTCCATTTGCAGTATTACTCCTACCACCAACACCACCACCAGAACCACCAGCAACAGCAGAGTTACTATTAAACCCACCTCCGCCTCCGCCTCCAGCAGAAGTTATTGTTGATGGTGTTCCTAAAATTGAATTTGAACCACTGGTCCCTTCTCCTTGTGGACCGCCACCAGCGGCACCACCTGCACCTACAGTTATTGGATAGCCTGTTGATGCTGAGACAGAAAGACCAGTAGCAGTTCTATATCCACCTGCTCCTCCTCCGCCTCCAACTGTTTGACCACCACCTGCACCGCCTGCAATAACTAAGTATTCAACTTCGCTTGTATAAGAAGCAGTTGTTAAAGTGCCACTAGAGTTAAATGTGGTTATAACTTCAGGTTGCTCAACTGGGGGGTTATCGACACCAACTATTCCGCCATTAGAATTAGCCATGGTTAGACCTCATTCCATTGCAAATTAGTAGCATCCCATTCGTAATTAGTTGTAACTATTGGATCACCAGTGTAGGTTTCTCCTAGCCATTTTTGATTATCTTCATTCCAAGAAATTATTACTAGGTTAGAATCTATTTCTGTAACTGTTGGGTAAGTAACTGGTGCTTCCCAATCATCATTAGAGTCTAATGACCAAGAGGGATATGGTTGTGGCAAGATAAATTTATCTTTACTTGCATCATAAGTAACACCAATACCTGCGTATTGTTTTCTAAAATTACTGTTGTATGAAGTTTGTTTCCAAGCAGTTCCATCTTCTGAGTGTGGAACTATAGATGCTACAAATGTTTCTGCTTGTGCAGATTCATCTCCACCGTTAGCATCTACATCATCGTTAGATATTACTACTACTCGTAATACTTCGTTGCTTGAATTAAGTTCTGCAAAATGAGCCATATTTGTACTCCTTAAGCGTCATCTAGTTCTTCGTAGTTAATGGTGTAAGTTAAGTCGCCATTAGCACTTGCACCACCCTCTAAGATATCTCCTTCTTCAAGATAGATGCCTGAGTTCTTATCAATAAGAACCAAAGTAGCATCTGCTGGAACAGAGATAGTAGAAGCAAATAAAACCACTGAACTACCACTTTTAATAATTCCCATTGTTACATCAGCAGCGTTAGTGCCATCAATATTTGCAACAATAATGCTATTAATTTTTATTAGCTTGTCACTTGCACAAGTTAATAAATCAGTTGTGGTAGTAGTTGTTAAAGCTCCATTTATACTGTTAGCGTATATCGAAGTTACATTTACTAAATTTGGATTTGCCATAATATTGTCCTAATTTTATCCGAAAACCAAAGCCATTGCTATAGCTTTACCTGTTGTTGCTACACCTGAATTATCTATAGAAAGTGAAGATGCAACATTTAAATCTGTTAAAGCATTTACGACATTCGCTCCTGCTCCTCCGCCATCAGAATAAACAACTGCAACAGCACCATTGGTAATTGTTACGTTTGTACCTGAACCTTGTTTAACTGTTATGGATTGACCGCCTGTTGTAGCGTTTTCAATAATCCATATTTTAGAAACATCATTTGGGGCTAAAGTTAAATTCCTAGTAGCTGTTAAAGAAACTCCTGAAGTAACTTTAAAATATAAACTACGAGCAGCATCGGTTGCTCCGTCTGCTATGGTTGTTGTAGCATCTGCATCAGAACTAAAAGATGCCTCAGTCCCATAACTAAAGGCTTCTGCTATAAGTTCTAAATTAGTATTGGTACTTGTTCCCCAAGTTCCTGACTCATCACCTGTAGTGATTTCCTTGAGCCTTAAATCATTTACATAAGTTGCCATCTTTTACCTCTAAAAAATTATCATACCATCTTTTTTTTGGTTATTGTATATTAAATTATGCGGCCACATCTGTCCAATTTGGTGTTTGAGACTCGTCAATATCTTGCCATTTAAATACATGTCCTAGTTCTGAAGTTGCTACTAAGGTTGTTAAGGTTACGACAGCCTCTGCATCTACAGTTGGTGGGTTAAACAAACCTGTTATACTGAATGATTGTACTTGGAGTTTATTATTGCTTTTGGTTGTTACTGTTCCTAGGTTAGAGGTTATAGCAAAACCTGTTAACGTAATAACAGCTTCTCCACTAGCAACAACGGACACGTCTCCTACACTAGATGTAAGACCTGGTAAACCTGCTACTGCTGACCCTTGAGCAGCAACAGTTCCAAGAGCAGAAGTGCCTTCTAGCCCTGTAGGGAATATGTTTGCTGTACCTGTAACTACTAAGGGTTCAGGTACTGCTTCATCAATAATAGAAGTTGAGCCATTTGTTCCATCTAAATGTAAAAGAGATAAAGTGTTGCCATCTAAACTAAACTCAGAAGTTGCTGGAGTGTATGCTGCTCCTCCAT